GCTCTCATCTGATCCGTTGCCCAAATCTGCGCTAATCGCCTGATATCCTGTGCCATTTGCAAGATCAAGGGATGTTTGGTAAGCTATACCACTACCAGATCCATCTTGATTTACTTGTGCCCTAAAGAATGTTGATGTTTTTGAAGCATTATAGTTAGAGCCTCCATCAGTACTTAAATTAAACTGAAAGGTTTGAGAGTCTGTTGCTGGCCCTACATCGGTAAAAACAAACATATACTCTTTATATGTGCTGGTAAGATTAGATGTAATTGCCACATTAGACGATCCGCTTGCGGTGCTAGTTGAAAGTAAAACTGGTATCCCCATTATCCTACTCCATACATTTTGACAAACCCATACATAGTGCCACCCGATGCGGAAAATTTAACGGCGTTTATCGCGCTAGTAGTGTTTGCATATCCACCTACCCCAACAAGAGTTGAAAGGTCATCAGCGGTAAAGTTGTTAGCAAATGATAGGTAATGTTTCACATAGGTTGTATTTGAGGGGTTAAATAAATAAAACCTTCCTCCCCCCGCTTGATCTGAACCATTGCCAAAGTTCATATTTAAATCAATATATGCTGTCGTTTGAGCCGCGTCGTAATCACTATCATAAGCCAAAGCTCCCCCCTCATCAGTTCCCCCAGAAGATTGGGTGTTATAAGCTCTATAAAAAGGAGAAGTCTTTGCTACATTGTAATTTGATCCTCCATCTATACTACAATTCCACATAAAGCCTCTTTCATCCGTGTCAAAATGAGCGTTCCATAAGAACATATACAACTTATAGGTGCTATCTATACTAGAGGTAAATGCGGCATTTGTATCACCGTCAAGAGTTGCCGCTGTTATTAGTGTTATTGCCATAATTACTTAATTCCATACATTTTTATTGTTCCTGCCTCTATATTGCCGGAAGCAAATTGAAAAATAACAGCGTTTACTGCGGATGTAGAATCTATAAATCCACCCACATAACTATCGGTCGCTTCATCATCTTCTTGCATAGATACAGCCCTAGATATGTATTGTTTCACATAAGATGTAGAGCTTGGGTTCATTAGTGACATAGTTCCAGAAGACTGTCCATCCGCATCATTGTTTACCCCCTTTATAGATAAGGGCTGGTATCCAGTAGCATCATCTAACGATTCAGTTGCATAGAAAGCTAAACTTGCAGAAGCATCACTTTCCCGATGTCTAGCCATAAACGCGGAACTTGTTTTGTTCACGTTATAATTAGACCCTCCATCTATGCTAAAATTGCACTGAAACTTTGTTCCGTCAGTAGCAGGGTGCATATTAATAAAATCAAATACATATTCTATATAATCACTATTTATACCAGATGTAAATGCCAAAGTAGCACTATCGGAAGCTGTCTGCGTAGCCAATAATACTACATCACCAGTAGCTACTCCTGCTGCCGCAAGGAGTGCTTGTTTAGCCGCTCCTAAAGGCATTAACCCATCTCCAATCCGGCAGGAAATCCATACCAAATTGTTCCGGCGTCTACAGTAAAGAAGGTCAATACATCAACTCCAGAGCTTGTGAGGGAGGGTGCGGAGCCTCCAGCCCAGTCTACTGATCCCGGCCAATTAACCGTTTGTGATCCACCGTTGGTAAGTATTAAGGTGAATGAGCATGATTTGCCACTTGCGGAAGGGTTCGTAAAGGTGAAGGTTTGTGTGCTTGTCGATACTGTTGCGGTTACAACATTACCCGCAGTTAAATCAATAGTATCGGTTCCACCACCAAGATCGCCTAGAACATTTACAGTCTCTGCATAATCTTTAAAATCAGGTCTAATGGCTTGTTCGTCTTGAAAGTTGATATAACCGCCTAGAGACATATCTGCGGCAGTATCCATGATAATTCCTGCGGTCGTTCCGTGAGCAGATCCTACGCCAATTTCTAGCTGGTCATTTCCATCATCTAGTCCTACTCTAAAATCTATTGCCGCCCCATCAAATAAAAGCATGGTATCTTCAGCCCCACCATCACCTATTGTAACTAGTGGAGTTGTTCCTCCAACTACAATATCTCCGTTATCGTTAATAGTGGTTGTAGATGTATTCTGTAGAGTCTTACCGCCCGTACCGTCAAACCTGACAATCGCATTGTCAGTTGCAGATCCGGGACCAGTAACATCACCTACTGCTGTTTTACCATCCAATAAGTTCAGTTCAGCCGCCGTAGTGGTTACTGCCGCCGCGCCTAATGTAGTGAACTGCGACTGTAACACTGATTTAATTAATCTAAGATGATCGTCACCTTGTGATACAGGGTCGCTTGCGGTAGGATTTGTCGCCGTTAATTGACTGATATATGTTGCCGTTTCAAGTGCCATTTTTTAATCCTCAATAATATCCGCCAGTGTTCATTACTCTTAGCTCAGAACCGGAATGGCGGTCTTTATTATCCTGAACTTGTAAATCGGTAACAGCTTGCTGATAAGCGGTAGCCCATAGCTGAACCCGTTGATCGTTCATTAAGAACGGCTCTGCCTCTAGTAGACATCCATACAAATAAATATCAGGGTTATTTGTAAGCATGTCATTAGTAGTTGCCGCAGGAGTTAATGCCGGGATTTTTTTATAATAAAGCATTGAATATCCGTCAGCACTAGACGGCGCAGGGCCAAGTCTAAACTTATCACCTATAATCGTAAACATCTGCGGAGTACCGCTTGTTGATCCGCCCCAAGTTCTAGTCATTAATTCTGGTGTTACATATGATAATGGAACAAGTGGATCAGTGGTTAAATGAAATTCCCTTGCTTGTATATAATCAGTAGGTAAATCATATTCTCTAGTTCCTGCTGTTAAGGTTCCTGTAGCTGTAGTCTCCATGAGTCGCAACCTTAAATTCCGATTCATTCTTGCTTCAGCTAAGTCTATGAACTCTACTATTCTATCGGTAAGGTCACCCCTGTCTAGCCAGTTAGCCACAGCAGTCTGGAGTTCCGCATAAGTTCCTATCGCCATTATCTTGTCATCTCCGCAATATATACTGTTCCAGCAGTATCAACTTGCATTGCTGATACTTTATCACCGGGACTAATTCTCCAGTATGTAGGCCAATCCTTTTCAAGATAGCCCTCTCCTGTTGGCTCATATTCTTTCCATGTATTTGTTTGTGCTGACCATGCGCCTGATGCTTCACTCCATTCAACATTAGACACTTCTCCACCAAAAGCCAAATAAGCATCTTCAGTGCCAGTAATCATTACCGCATATATCTGATTGCCAACCGCTTCCGACATCTCAGTGGATGTAGAAGAGGTTGTTATAGAATGGAGTTTATTAGCTAATCTATATGGTACATCAAAAGCTAATCTTGTTGAAACGCCAGTTGTCATTCAGTCAGTTCAGTAATATAAACTACAGAGTTGCTTGATCCTGCTCTCAGCCCCGCAACACGATCTCCACCGCTAACACGGACATAATGAGGCCAGTCTTTTATAAAATAGCCACAAGAGCCAGCAGTAGCTGCATCACCATGCTTTGTGATTTTAATAAATACAGGTTCACTTGCATTGATTATAATTGCATTACATTGTGCAGATATAGCATCGCTCAATAGCACCGAACTATCAGTAGCAGTAAACGTGTAGTTAAAGTTATTTAATCTGTATAAATCTGCCATCTTATTTTCCTCTATAGATTTGTTGGTGCGGTTTTTAGGAATTTGTTATCAGGGTCATTTAGCTTGGCGGCTAATATCTTTGGGTCTTTTGAAACCTCACCATTGGTTTCCCTCAACCATGCATCCCATATATCTTTTGGTATTCTTGCGGCATGATGCCATTCACCCATTTTACCAAGAGACAGCTTGTCACCATAGTCATTGTACTGACGCTTGTTAGCATCAAGTATTTCCTGCCTGACTAATGGATCAGGTCTGGTTTCTACTGTATAAGTATATGTATCGTTACCTTCTGGCTCCTCATGGAAAACATCATAAGAACCCGGCTGAACGTCTAATAAAGTCCCTTTTTTTCTAGCCACCTAAAAAACCCCTCCCCCCAATCTTGCCGCCATTTTTTCCATTCCAAGACTCTAAATGTTCCATCGTAGTCTTTGGTTTAGACGGTGGCTTAGGGGCTACTTTTTGTGCCTTTATTTGTTTATTTATAAAACTTTCTAAAGGATCTTTGTTTCTCTGAACCATAATGTCATTACCCACTTCTCACCTTCATGCGGTGGAAGTCCTTGATGAAGTGAAAGTTCATGTGGTTGATTATTTTCATCAGCATTGCTAAACATTAACAATCGACCGCCTATAGAACCTACTACAATATTTAATTTAGGAAAGGCTGTACCACCGCCAACTGCATTATTTAAATACACCATAGCAGTTAATAATCGCTGACCACCGTTCTCTAAATGCTGACCACTTAAACCATCATAATGTGGCTTATATTCTTGATCTGAGTTATATCTAAGAACATTAATCGGCTCTGCTCTCTCCAAAGGAATATCTACAATATCAGATATTCTTGTAGTTATCTCTGGAAAATCCTCATGGTCAATCCAAGTGCCATGAGAAGTTCTTGCCTTATCAGAAACTAAACCCTCATCAGTAGCCACTGTACTTCTTTCCAGCTTTCCTTCAGAATGAGTTATAACAGATTGACATTCTTCCGGGTTTAAAACACCATCAACCACTACAATAGTAGGTGTCTTTGCATAAACGAACATAACGTCTCCTTTTATAGTGGATTCTTTACCTCATGTTTAATGCTATTGCCCGGTGATTTATATCCACTTTTTCCTGATGCTAAAGATTTAATAGTCCTTTCTATATCAGAAGACCCGCTATCTTTAGTTCCAGTTCTAATTGGAGCATTTAAATTAATTGGCCCCTCTACTCTTTTCTTGCTCATTATCCTTTCTCTTTTTGATTTGCTTGGCCTTTGACGTTACCGCCAGTACCTAGTTTAGCAATAATGCCTGTAATACCACCATAGGCATCTCCTGAACTTTTAAAAGATTTATCAGCCGCCACCCCAGCCTTGCTGTCTGAAAACTTATAACCTTTCATTTCTTTAGCCATCACTATCTCCTTACATAATGTAAAAACACTTGGGCTAATCTACTGCCCTCAAATTTGTCCCTCCAATGAGGGCTTTCAATACCTTTATAAATTAGACCATCTCCCTCTTCTAACTCTACCTTATGAACACTATCTGTCTCTAAATAAATAGGCCATACACGTTCATTAGGTTCCCTTCTTAGAGTTAGAGTAACACTGAACTCACAACTATGCCTATCAATATGCCTCTTTAGCTCATCACCTTTTTTGTAAACTCTTAAATAAGAATAAGTTGGGATTAGCCTTGTACCAGTATGTTTTTCCATATCTGGAGATAAATAACACATTAAATTCTTCATGGCTAAGTCATCGTGCCATGCAGGGGTGTTCGGTATTTGATCGTCTACAAACCCGTGTGTCTCTTTGGTTGGTACGGAATCAGGAAGTGTCGCCTTGTTATAGGCATATACGCCAAGAAAATCCAACAGTTCACCAGTTAGTAACCCCCTTATTATTTTAAAATTAGTAGGCCCAAGAGACATAAGAATATCTTGCTCCTTTAGTTACAGGCTCTACTCTATGTGGATACATGAAGTTAGATGGAAATATAATTACATCTCCGGCTTCAAAAGGAATAACCTGATCTCCCCACATTACAAACTCACCGCCTTCAAAGTTTTCATTTAGTTGTCCTACGATAGACAACATCGGAATGCCTTTTACATTTCCATCAAACAATGAATTAATATGATCACAGTGTTCAGCCATCTGGTGAGACTCAGCATACTTTAAAAATTTTATAACTGAATAACCATTCCATCCGTCAAACCACTTATAACCAAAACTTCTTACATATTCTGTTAATGCTTTAGATAAACTATTTATAATAACATTGTTAATTTGGGCGTGATTATTATTCCAATCCGGGCTTTGAAATCCTACAAACTCTGGCTCTGCATTTCCAGAAGGTTTAGACTTAACCTCTCTCTCCCAACCTAATCCATGTTCAGGATCATTTGTTTCATACCCTGTAAAGTCGTGATTCTCCCACTGACTTTTGGTAAGAATATCTAAAGCAGACTTGCAGAACTCCTTGTCTAAAAAACCTGCTTTATGAAACAAATAATCTTTTATATTTTCTTTCATAAGTAGAAGGGGGCTGTTAAGCCCCCACTACTATTACACCTATACGTCTGCTAAGAAGCCGTTAGCTGCTTGGTTCTTAGACATGAGTCCGTACTCAGCAATGATCATCTGCTTTATACTGTCCCCAGTCTTTGCTAGACTTTCAGTTTGGAAAGGACGCAGATACGCCACAGCCCAAAAATCAAAGTCAATAAACCAACAGTCTCTAGCTCTTTGGAACCGATCTGGAATTATTTTAAACGATCCAAAGTCGGAAACATATACGTCAACAGAAGCCACGACATGAGCCGGAGCCTGTCTGTTAGCATCTGTTCGTAGACTTGATACCGTTTGTGTCAAAGCTGAAATCACCTGCTTATTAGCAGAGCCAACAAGTATGGTGTCCGGTGTTCCACCGCTATCAAAACATTCTTTGATAACAGTCTTCATACCGGCTTCAGTTAAGGTTCCAGTGGATGTAGCATCGCTGGCGGTGTTAGTACCAGTACCAGCAGAAGCAGAACCTAAACCGGGTGGTGAAGGTGCGCCTCCTAAACTGTGGTAATTGGTAGCTACCCATGATCCTAGACCGCCTGTCGCTCTTGCGGTTGCAGGGCCGGGTGCAGGACCAGCCCCAGCCGACTGTGCTACGTTATCCATTAACATCTTTTCCATATCACGCTTCATTTCTTTGGCGCGTTTTGCCAACTGATACGCTTGAGAAGATTTACGCCCAGCAAAATCGACCGCTTCTGCTGTTCCAGAGGTCTGGACGGCTTTCACGGAAATCTGAGTGTAATTCCCTACCCTAGTGGGCTCACTTACTGCTGTGGAAGCTGGATCGTCACCTTCAGTGGCGCGGTTAGCGGCCGCCGCAGTTAGTGCATCGGTCTGCCACTCAAAGTAAGTATTGTCAGCAGTCTCACGACCACAACCACTTAGAAAGGGCGTTTCAGTTGGGGAGATATTATAGATAATGTTACTAAGGTCTTCCCTGATGCCTATAGCACCATAGGTTACCCTTGTATTTGAAGGAACTGCCATAACATTTCTCCTATGATTTAAAGATCAACAAAGTCCTCAAATAATGAAGTCGCGTCTTTTACGTGACCTGATTCTTGAAGACGCTTCATTTGAACCGCACGTTTCCTTCCTTGCTCTTTAGACTGTGATTTGCCCTTTCCAGATCTAACCACTTTGGGTTTATTTTTAATTTTCTTAGCTTTAACATTAGAATTAGAAATATTGTCGAACTTCATAGCTTTGCTTAACATCACAAAAGCTCTATGATCCGCAAGTGTATTTAATTCTTCATCAGAGTAGCCATTATTCCTAGCGTATTCACGTATATTTTGTATGATTTCTTTACGTGAATTTTCTTCCGCAAATTCTGGCATTACATTGACAAGTTTATTTGTCTCCTCTTGAAGAATCTTTTTACGGTCAGATGTATATTGCTGTTGCAACTGTTGTTCTTCATATTGTTTTCTAGACTGATGTTCTCTAAGTTGATCTTGGGCTTGACGGAACTCCTCCCTCTGTAGAAGGTATTGATCCGGGTCTTCCTCTTTTAGTCTATTCCAATCAACATTAAATTTATCAAGATTGGAAACAGAGTTAGAAATAGTATCATTCAATACACTAACGTACTGTTCTTTCAGTTGTAGCAGTTCGGGCAAGGCTGACTCATATTGAGACTTGGCCTGTTCATATTGTTGCCTTTGATGTGCTATTTCCTGAGTTTTTCTAGTATAATCTGCTTGTCGGGAATATCCCTTCAAGAGTTCGTCGTAGGTAACCTCTATATCTTCACCATTAGCGGTGACTGTAAACAGAGGGTCTTCTTCTTGCTCTTGCTCTTCCGCAGACTCTTCCAAATCGCCTTCATCATCTTCTTCAGATTCTTCAGGCTCTTCTTCAGAAACCTCTTCCAATGAATCGTCTTGATCTTCCTCAGTGGACTCTTCCTCTTCCGTAGGGGCGGCTTCCTCTTCTTCTGGTTTGACCTTTTCAGGTTCCATAATTCCAAGTAATGCCTCTTGTGCTTCTCTAATACTACCCGGCTGATTATCGCCGGACAATTGCGGGGCTTCTAGCGTATCCGCCATAATTTACTCCTTAATTTTTTAGATGAATGGGTGTTGCTTTTTCAAGGTTTCATCCATTCTTCCAGTTTCAATTATGGACTGTAAATGAATTTGAATCCTGTCAAGCAGTCTCATCGCTAACCAGATTGATTCTCTGGCTTCCGACTCTGTAGAACCGCTATGTACCCAGCGGCTCATTAAATCTTTTTCTAATACTTCAAATGCTTCCTTATATAATTCGTTTTGTAATAAACTGTTTGCGTGTCTAGCTCTTTCATCATTTTGAAAATCGCTCATGTTGCTCCTATTGCTACAGCTCTATTTTGTTCCTTTTCAAGAGCTAGTTCTTGTTGTTTCAAACTGGAATCTACAGCCAGCTTCTGATATTCCTGCTCAATCTTAGCGGCTTTAAGTTGTAGTTCACCCTGTTTTATCTCAAGCTCTTTCTGTTTGATTTGAGCCTCCATTTGCATTTCCTGCTGTTTAGGATCAGGTTGCTGAGGTTGGGGGGGTATCTTAGATGGATCGGTAAGGAAATCGTCCACATTCTGAAAGCCCATAGCCTTAACTAATGAAGCACCTAAATTATACATATTCTGTACATTAACAATAGGTAGTCCACCCTGCATAGCTTGAGAGGCAAATTGTAACATTTGTGAGAGATGTGCCATTTGTTGGTCTTTATTACCTTGACCCAAAGCTACAGAAACAGTACAATCATACTTATCTTTCCACGCATCAGGACGCACAGGAACCCACTCATTTCTCAACATAACAACTCTCTTCTTGTCTTGATTCTTTTGTATCAACTCATAAATACGCATCATCAATTCTTTCACGCCTGTCTCAGCAAAGTTTCTGGCAATTAACTCTACCCTACTTTGGGCTGCTCCCATCACCGCATTAACCGCTGTTGCTGTGGTGTGTGAGGTTAGGGCATTTTCATTTAGCCCCTGAGACATTCTAGATACGCCTGCCCTTGACTCTCTTACCCCATCAAGATATTCCAACATCTGGAAAGAGTAAGGCTCCAATGAAGGAGTCTGCAAGGGCATAACCGCATTAGGCGATTTAACTCTTACTACACCGCCCGGTCTTTGTGTAAGAAGGTCATCAAGGTTAGCCTGACCCTCCAAAACGGCATAGCGTCCAAAGTTTTGGTTATACATATTATCCATGAGGTTCCGCATTAATGTACTCTTATACAGTTGCAGGTCCATAACCAGATCAGCTAAAGACAAACCAAAGAATTTATGTGGTATTTTAACCGGAGTTAATGAAACAAAAGGAACAGCATCAATCTCTTCATTCTGCAAAACAGTAGATCCAACAGTGCAAACCTTTCTTAATTCAGCAATTCCATCGCCATCTTGGTCTACCCTTAAAAATGATTCATGCAACCAGTAACGTCTTAGGGATTCATCTCCAAATTCATCTCCACCCCATCCTTCCCAGTATCGGGCAGATTTATCAAACGCATATCTTTCAAGCCTTTCAGCAGAGTAAGACATAAGATCATCATCTCCAGCACCTAAATCTTCAGGCTGAAGGTCTTTATCAGGATACATTTCTCTTAATTCTGATAGTGTCTTTTCTACTCTATGACAGACAAACCTTGCATCCTGTATTGTCTTTGCTTCACGGCTAATTAGAAATTCAGAAGGTGGAACATTCTCCACCCGAACCTTTCCATTATACTGACTTCTTTTTATAACTATATCATGTATAGGCTGTTCATATTCTATATACTCTGTATGCTCTACAACCTCAACACCTTCCTGAGTTATCAGTGCTGTGAGTTCTGTTTCATCTAGGGCGCGATACTCTTCTCTTTGTTCCTCATCATACTCATCCCACCATACTTTTACTATGCCGTTCTTACTTAAAAGGGCATCCGTGAACCATGAGTATAAAATTTCCCAACCATCATTATCTTTTGTAAATACATAGTTTACATAATCTGTGGCTTGTTGTGCCATTGCAACATCTTCCGGGCCGTGAGGGGTAAACTTAACCATCTCATCACCAGAAGCAAATACTCTCATTAAGGAAGGTTTAATCCACTCAATAGTATCTTGAACGGTGGAATCTACATACTGACTACGCCCTGCCACTTCATTACCAAACGGTAATCCGTAGTAGTATTGCATAGCCTGCTCTCTCTGCTGAGAGATAGTATCTCCCATGTAACCTAATGAGTCAGTGATCTCACCCCTAACCCTAGTTACAATCTCTTCTTCTGTAAATTTATCAGCCATTAAACTATTCCATAATCTCTATATTCTATGTCTTGTGTCCATGTCGGGTCTTTTCCGGCAACAGCAAAACGTTGTGATTGAAATGCATACCTTGTAGCAGACATAAGATCATCCCTTATAGGAACCACCTTATTATTTTTCCTATGATACATTCTAAACTCTTCAAACCAATCAGATAGAGTTGAGAACACTTTAAACTTTCCGGCTTCCATTGACTGAAGCATAGCCATTAAACCTTCCTCAACGCTGTTAGAACCTTTGTTACTTCCAAGAGCCGGAGGATTCGTAAAATGTTCTAAAAGAAAGTTACATCCTAAATTTCTGTATTGGTCAGCCAATCCCGGATTTCCCATGCTATCCCTGCGATTTCCGTCATGCGGGTAGACTATGGGAATAAAATGCGGTCTTGACCTTATATGATCTGAATGTACAGACGGGGAGGCTTTTGACGCTCTATAGCAATCATATAAATAAAATGTATCTGTATCCCTATCAATGGCTGCCCAAACAACTGCTGTTGGGTGGTCCCAACCAAAATCTATTGCGGCTATTCTAGGCCAATGATCTTCTATTGGGGTAGGTTCTATTATAACATCATCTTCACTTAATGGGAATACCAATCCTGAACCAATTGAGGGTCGTCCGTATCTTCTCATTTCCCTTTCATGTGGGGAATAAGAGGATAAGATCTGACTCATTACGGATTCAGATAAATGACCTCTCTCACCTTTCATGGACATGATTCTTTCAGAAGCATCATCCCATGTGGCATTTGTTAGGGATTGTCCAGATTGTAAACGGTTCATAAAGGAAGCCACCGTTTCAGTCATTCCATTCTCTGGAGTGAATGTCATATAGACCATTCCTCTGCGGTCAAGGGTACGTGTTACTGCCTGTGAGTAGAGTTCTCTGCTTGGTTCTTCATCTAACCATACACAGTCTACACTACGACCTTGCCACTTGTCAACCCCCATCTCATAGGCTTTAAAGAATAAAGAAGAGTTCCCACCGGAAACATGTTTGATAAGGGCCATGCTCTTAGCATTTGGAACGCCCGGTTTTCTTTCTGTTTTTATAATACAGCTTCTTGGGACTGCACCAGACCCAAATGCCTCTGGATCATCGGGGGAACCCAATAGTTCAAATTGAACAATATCTCTGGTGGTTTCATTTGAAACGCCACCCGCCCATGCCACTATAGGTTTATCAAACCTTCTACCATTCCACCACTTAGGGTACAACCCTGTAACGTGATAGGCCATTTCAGCCGCACCACAGTAACTCTTCCCTATGCGATTAGCCGCCATGAGAAGCCTCTGGTTGGCCTCTGAGCCGGTTTCATGGAAGTTTAGCTGGTAGGGGTAGGGGTCGTAGAAATCAACCTTGTTATAGCGCTTTCTTGCGCTTATCTCCCTAACGATTTCTAGAGCTTTTTCTAGATCCTTCCTTGTAGCCGGAGGCGTGGATTGCTTTAGCTTGACGCTCTGCACCCTTTCTACTTGCATAACATTTTCCAGATTTTCCGTATTTCCATCCTTTCTTTCCGTTCTTGAGTGAACAGCGTTGAATAGGCATTAGTTCAATGCTTCAGGTATACTTATTACGTTTGAAGACCCCATGATTGCATCAAGTTCTCTTTGAAGCTCATCAGTGGAGGCTTGTTCTACGTGGGATATTTCCTGTTGTATCTTCTCAGGGGCTTTATAACCTGCCCGATCCAACACATCTTTAATAGCGCCTAACTTCACAGACTCAGACTCAGCATTATTTACCAAGTTTTCCAGTTGAGATAACGCACCGGGTACGCAATCCTGAATCATCTTCTTTTGTCGTTCTGCTATTTCAAAGCCAAACTGCTTCTTGAGATCATAGCCGCGCTGTTTAGGTGAGCTATACCCTGCGGTTTCTGCGGCTTTAGACGCATTGCCGGTTAAGCAGTATTGCTCAATAAATGTTTCTTGTTTACTAGTACGCATCCGTAAATTTTCTCCTTTGACCTTCAGCAACTCCTGTGCCTGCCAAACCAAGACCCAAACCTTTTGCTCTTCTGCCGTAAAACTGCTTCACCATATCAGCCGGAACAGGGTCAGAAACCTTTCTACCTACAGATTCAATCAACTCATCAAATGTTTGTTCTTTAGGGGCCATCTGCTTTGATACTATACTTTCACCAGTTTTCCGCCTCCTTGTAGCTGTTGTGAGCTGTGGGTTTCTTGCGACAGGGAATGCATCTACCACTATTACATTTGTTTGTGAGCCTTTCTCAGTTAAATCTTCTAGTTGTCTAGCAAATGGAATTTTGATACCCTTTACTTTTTGAGGAATCCCTTGTGCCATGTGGTCAATCGTTGTCCACATGCCATCATTTCCTGATCTTGGTATTATTAACCTATTCTGTATGTGGGCTAAAAGCCTATCTCTTGAAAGTATTTCCCCACTTATAGATATGAATTCATCATGCTGTGTTATGCTCTTCTTTAGACTGTCAATATCATATAATTCCTTTCTGACTTTTTTAGGAATATCATCACCATACTGACTTCTAATCTTTAGATTACTTTGTTCTGCATAATCTATAAGGTTCTTTTTGGTTACCTCATCACCGGGAAAGTCTCTCCAAAGTTTATTAACTTGATACAGACCCGTACCTTTTGGCACGTTTACTAGAGGGTTGTCCTTAGCTTTAAAAGACAAATCCTGAAAAGGATTCCCCCACAGTCTTTTTGAATTTAGAGCAACATCTCCACCACTCTTTTGCCCCTTCCTAGTAAAAGCGGCAATCGCCGGATTTATCACTTCTTTAATCATGTCATCAGTAACATGAGAGGGTAAGTTATCCAAAACCTTCCTAACAGGTTCTACATCTTTTACAGATACTAAGCTATTATAATTTGTATGGGCGGTTCTTGGAAAAATATGACCATACATATCTTCCAGAAAGTTTTTCCTCCGTATATCATTAGGCATATACTTTTGAAATATGGAGTCTATATATGCTAATGTAGAATGAAATTCCTGTTTTACTGCTGACTCATCAACCTTTTCAGGATCTTTGCCCTTTATCCACTTACCCGTAGATGGTTCGTAAAATTCATCTGTCCTGCCATATATGTTAGTTTTGAAAACGTCTTCATTATTTTTCAATTTTGATAAAACATCTAACTGCTCTTTCAAATCTCTAGTCTGGCTTGGGGACAATCCATACTTCTTAAATAAGTGTGACTTCTGAGGGCTGAAAGCCATTTGCGCGTAATCCTTAACTGCGCGACCTGCACCCACTGCTAATTGGGCTACTTGACCGCCTTTATACCAGTCCTGCGCCCTTGTTCCACCCTTCTCATATGAGAGCTTATGACCCGGTGCTAGTCTGGTAATCTGTTGGGTTAAAGCTAAATCACCACTTCTTGGTGTTATAGCCCTACCTATTTTAGTAGCTGCCGCGCCCGGAACAATCATAGATGCTCCCAGTCCTGTATATAAACCTATCTTTTCAGCCACACCCGGATTAACACCCGCTGAAACTAAATTCCCCTCCAATGGTTCTTCTAAAAGTCCTCTGGAAAGTGCAGTTACAGGTGCGCCTGCAAATTGAAGTAAGCCTAATGCTTTACTGCCTAATCCTGTCTCATGTTCTCCAACACCCATTCCATGAAGGCCGCTACCCACTTCCTCTTTATAATATTTTGATATGTTCTTTAAAGGGTTTAGAAAGTCTCCCCAATACCTCTTTAACCTCTCATTCATTTCTTTTTCTTAAATGTTCTAAGTACCTGAACGGCTGAGAAGGCGGCTCCTAGAGCGTCATCCGATTCTAATAGTTTAGAGATGTCTTTCTGACTCATATTCTTTAGGCTTTCATAAGGGGACTGACCGCTTTTAACCCAATCGCGACCTGCAAATGTTTTGTTGAATGTGGGGCCAAAATAAGCCCCGGCGTTGGTTAAAGCATCCTTAGCTGTGGAGGGCAATACCTGCCAGAAGCCACGCTCCGGGCGGCCACCACCGGCTATTCTTGTTCTGTAGCCTGATTCAATCTGACCTAAATCCTGAAGCATCTTCTTCATTGTGGCCTTATCCATGCGACCACCACTTGCTAGTTTATCTGTTCCAAAGATCTTCACCGCAGAACTAATTGCATTTGCAACGGTTTTCTTTTGAGCCTCTGGAACGGTTCCTTTAAGTCTAGCCTTTACATTCTCACGGAACTCTGGATCATCCTTCTTTTTTCCAGTATAATAAGTCTGCATATAATCATCAAGGAACTGCTTATCAGCTTTAGTTTCCTTGACTTTAGCCGCTACCTTCTTGTCAGATTTCTTCTTAAATAATTTCTTCATACCGCCTTCAGACTGGGCTATATTAGCCCACTGTGAAAGCGCGGATTTTTTAGAGTCTGCATCATAGAGATCAGACTTCTTAAACTTAGCTAACTGATCCGCTGTAACCGCTAGTTTCTTTTTACCGTCATGCCAGAAGTGAGCTTTTCCTTGAGCTTGGGCCTGTTTAAGAGTGGTAGGTCTTATTTCCTCCCGTTCTTGCCAATGGCTTCCGTCTCTTGGTGGAGCATCATACTCCATGATTTCAGACCCCCAATGGCTTCCGTCTCTTGGCCAAGACCGATCTTCCTCCCGTTCTTCATCCTGCCTTTCTACCGTTTCCCCACCAATGCCGGATTTGGTTCTTGCCCCAAACTTATCAATTATAGCCTCCACACCTGACTTTGTAGAAGTCATTATATCTTCTGCTCCAGATCTTACTGGGGCAGGAATAAAACTTTCTGATCCAGTAGATACCGTATCCTGACCTAACAACCCCTCAAATTTTGACTTCCTATTTATATCGGCTAAACGCTCCTGAGCATCCATAGGATCTACATCTACCCAGTCATGTCTACCCTCTACGTGTTTAAGGGTTCTATCTCCACCTAATCTATCACTTAATATACCGCGCTCTTCTGTAGTTCCAAAATATGGATCATTGGGATCAAAAACCCCACCAACGTTCCTGCCATATAACATATTATGGGAACGATCCTCAACATCATCCCCCCAATTTCTGTAGTTACCTACAGCCTGTTCACCTAAATGCCCAACTTCATGGGTCATAGTATCCTCATATTCTTCTGGAGAAAGCAATCCTTCACCCAATATACGTATATCCCTATTTGGCCTCCAATCTTGAGGGCCGGTTCTCCCGCCCCAATGAGCTTGTCCGCGTATATTCTCACCATGAAAAACTGAAGGGACTTCCCTAGCTGATGTCATGTTTCTTAAACCGGCCTTGTCTATACCCTGCAAATAAGGGTTACTGGGGTCATTTAAGCCATATTGCCCCTCCATAATATCCATAGGATTCCTTAAAGAACCAAGATCTCTCCTTCTTTTTCTTTCAACAGCATCTCTTACTTGTGATAATGATAAATTTGCCATAATTGTGAACCCTAAAAATACCCTCCGGTTTGTGGGTAGAATATATATAAAAATCTGTAGATCAAAAGGGGGTGCCCGCCGTAGGCGGATGTACCAATGTTGTACCTTTTATTAGATCATTGGTTGTCGACAGCTAAAAGAGAATGAGACTCATTTGCGTAAGTATCAGTCCATTTGTGCAACTACTATATATGGTTCGTGAACCGTACGACATAACCAGAACCTAAGAACCTGAACCCTAGATGGGGCGTGTTGGTGTGAGGGTGGGATATCATTTATTGGTTGCAATCTAGATCCGGCTGAGTATAATGCACTCATCGGTCAACAACATATAGGAAATAGAACAATGACAAATTGCACTGATTGTAATTCTGAAACTGGGGTAGAACCATGTCTAGTGTCTAAACACCGCACAGATACAAGCAAACCGCTCGAATGGGAAACAATCCCACTATGTTTGGTTTGCCTAGAAAAATTAAATGGCTATGGGGATGATTATATGAATCCAGATTACTACTATCATGATGGCTATAACTGGTAATAGTTGCTAGATTAATGGCTAGTCGCTAGACTAGTCATTGATGTATTAACTATAATGGAGGTTGTGACAATGGAAATGCTAGCAATTGGATTGATTTTATTGGTGCTGGTTGCCGGGTTAATTATTCATGGACCGTGGAGTTAATAATGGAAATATTATTGGATGTTGTGATAATAGCCGGATGTATTGCTGTCAATATGATACTGGTATATGTGGGGTTTTTTAAAAAATGAGCAATTATCACGTCACACAACATAGCAAAAATGTAAAACTTGGTGGCATGCCCACTACAACATCGTCTAGCGATACGTGTCCAAGTAGTTGCCCACTAAAAGCCTACATAGATCCCAACACTGGTAAACGTGTAGCACCATGTTATGCTGAACATGGGCATCTAGGCATGCATTGGCGTGCTGTTGACGCCGGTAAACGTGGCGGATCGTGGGCGGATTTATTGGCCAGCGTCCGGCGATTTGATCTAGGAATTTGGCGGCATAATCAA